CTACACCTACGCCGGCTGCCAAGGGCTGACAGTCCCAAAAATCCAAATCATGCTGGATCAGAACACGTCTTTCTGCTCCGACAGGGTGGTCTACACGGCACTCTCGAGGGCAGTTGACGCCATCCACTTCGTCAACAACGGAGTAGACACACCGGAGTTCTGGTCAAAGATTGACTGCACGCCGTACCTGAAGACCTTCCTCAACTTCGTCCGCGATGAGTACGGCATGGGAGAACCGGAACTGCCTGACACGGAGCCAGCCATGGAACCAGCACCTGCTACACACTTCCCCGTGGAACCAGAGGCTAGCGCCCTGGAGGAATTCATTGAGGGCCTGGCAGACCCGATGGAACGGGAGATACATAACGACCATGGGTTCACACAGTGCATCCAGACCGACAATCCCATCATCCAGCTCTTCCCACATCAGCAGGCCAAGGACGAGGCACTCTACTGGGCCACCATCGAGGCCAGACTCAAGGTCTCAACACCGGAGGCAAACCTTCGCTCATTCATGCTGGCTATAGACATCGGGGACATTCTCTTCATGAACTACCAGGCTGCCATGAACCTGCCACAAGACCCAATCCCCTTCGACCAGAAGCTCTGGGACCACTGCGGACAGGAAGTACAAGCCCGGTACCTTTCCAAACCCGTCGCCAACCTCATCAACGGGCGGGGCCGCCAGTCCCCCGACTTCCCAGCGACGGACATCGCGCTGTTCCTCAAGTCTCAGTGGGTTAAGAAGGTAGACAAGATGGGCAAGCCAAAGATCAAGCCAGGTCAGACCATAGCCGCCTTCATGCAAGAGACGGTCATGATATACGGGCAGATGTCACGCTACATGCGTCGGGTGCGCGAAGCCTACCAGCCAGAGTGGATCATCATTAACTGTGAGAAGACGCCCGAGCAGCTATCAGACTGGGTCCTCAGCAACTGGGACTTTAACGGCATGGCCTACTCCAACGACTACCAGAGCTTTGACGCTTCCCAAGATGCGGCAATGCTGCAGTTCGAGGTCATCAAGGCCCGGTTCCATAACGTCCCACAAGACATTATCGAGGGTTACATCAACGTCAAGCTGAACGCCTGTGTCTTCATCGGCACCCTCGCCATCATGCGGCTATCAGGTGAGGGACCGACCTTCGACGCTAACACTGAATGTTCCATAGCGTACCACCACACCAGATTCAATGTAGCTCCAGGCACGGCACAGATGTACGGGGGAGACGATTCGGCCCAAGACCACACGCCCACAGAGAAACCCGGATTCGCCCAAATTGCGAGCCGTCTGGAACTCACTGCCAAGCCCATCCACCACAAGCAGGAACCTGGGGAATGGGCAACCTTCTGCGGCTGGAACATCACCCCCGCGGGGCTGATCAAAGACCCCCTCAAACTGTACGCGGGACTCCGCCTGTCCATCGAGAGGAAGACGACCAAAGACACAGCGCGCTCCTACGCCCTAGACTTGGCGCATAGCTATAAACTTGGGGACCAGCA